TTCTTTTTTAGAAATTATTTATTCAGCTAATCCAGCGACAGTAGCTGCAAATGGTAATTTAGCTGTCCCTGATGTGTTTGCAAATGCCGTTATGCATTATGTTTTATATATGTGTTATATGAAAGACAGCGAGTATGTAGGTAGTCAACAAAAAGCAAACTCTTATTATAATTTATTTTTAGCTTTAGTTACTGGGAAGTCTCAAATTGATTTAACAACCAGCCCAAATACTGAGGTTAATCCACAATCTCAAATGGGGGGAGTAGGTTAAATGGCTACGTATGAGTCTTTATTACCTGAAATAATCCCGATGGTACAAAGCTGCCCTGATTCACTGATTGAATCAAATATTCGCTCTACTGTAATTGAGTTATGTGAGCAAACAGGAGTGTATCAGGCAGAGCTAGATCCTATTACAACAGTATCCGGTATATATGAGTACGACCTTGAGCCACCAGCTGATACAGCTGTCCATAAAATTATGTGGGTGTTGTACAACGGAGATGCTTTAGAGCCTATCTCTACTACGTTACTAGAGGAGCGCAAACCTAAATGGCGTGAGCCTTCTTACTATGGCACGCCTGAATACTTTGTTAAGCAGTCTCGTACATTGTTTTATCTTGTACCCGTGCCTAATGAGACAACGGCAAACAGTACACGGTTACGAGTTCAATTAAAGCCGTTACATACGTCTACCAGTTGCAGTGATGACATCATGGATGATCACAGAGAAGCCATTGTTAATGGTACTTTGTTCCGATTGTTGCGTATGCCAAATCGAGAATGGAGTGATCTACGAGGAGCCGATGTATACAGGCAAATATATAACGTTGGTTTAACTACTGCAGAGCGTAAAGCAACGCAGTCAGATACTGGCGTAGCTAGGAAAGTGCGATATGGTGGGCCATTCCTACCATTAAACAGGAGGAGAAACAGGTATGGAAGAGAGATCCGATGAGCCGCAGTTATCTGATATTCGGGATCACTGGCCTTGGGTTAAGGATGGGATACAGGAGATATTAACAGATCAGGAGCAATTAACTTTTATACCAGAGGATGTGTATGCAGCTTGTGTTAATGGTGAAGCACAGTTGTGGGTAGCTTCAGAAGGGTTTGTTGTAACCACTGGTTTAAAAGATGAGTATGCAAGAACGTCAACGCTATTGATTTGGATAGCATGGGCAGAAGAAAGGGGAAAAGATTGTGTATTAAAGCATATGCCCTTTTTTTCTGAGCAAGCAAGTAAGGCAGGGTACATAGAGCTAGAAGTTCGTACACCAAAGCCGTTTACGCAGCGTTGGTTAGACGCAGGATGGAAACTAAACCATTCTGTTTATACAAGGAGAGTTTGATGAGTAGTAAACCTAAAAAGCAAGATTACAAACCTTCTGAAGCAGAAAAGGCTAGTGCTGCTGTAGCAAAAGCAGAGTATGAGTTTTTTAAAGCTAATTATGAACCGCTTCTCATTAAGATGCGTGACAAAGCTAAAGATGAAAACTATCGTGACTCCATTAGAGGGCGTGCTTCTGCAGACGTTGCTCAAGCACTTACGAGCAATTTGTCTTTAGGACAAGTAACAAATGTAGCTTCTGCAGGAGATACTGCTGCAGCCTACAGTGGGCAATTGCAGAAAGCAGATGAAGGAGCAAAGTCAGTTAAGAATAAAATGGCAACTGGTGTGCTTGGTACTGCTAGGGGTCAGGCTGCTGAAGCACAGTCTGGTTTGGCTCAAGTTTCTCGCATGGAAACAGCAACAGCATTACAAAGAGCAAAAGAAAATCAGGCTCTTGCACAAGCTAAATTTACTGCAGGAGTTCAGATTGGAGGCGCACTAGGTATGCAAGGTTTATCAAATATGAAGCAGGGGCGTAGCTTCTTTGGCGGCACTGAACTTGGTCAACCAGCAGTAGGAGATACACCAGCAACTCCTGATAGAAAGCTTGGTTTTAGGGATCGACTACAAGCTGGTTCATTTGGTAATTTAATCGGAGGGTAGTTATGTTTGGTCCTTTAATGCAAGGGCGAGGTCGATTTAATCAAGAGACAGGTGAATTTGAACCTGATGGTGCTGGAGGTGACTATGTTAATAATCTTCCTGCAGTAAGTGATCCAGAGCAAACCTACGCTAACATAACTCGTCAAGAATACATGGACTATGTTGAAAATTACCGTGAATTTGAAAAAGAATTGATAGAGCAAGCCCAGACAGATACCAGTTTGATTGATTATGCGAAGGAAGATGCTTTAGCGTCAGAAGAAAGAACCCGTCAGATTGCTGAAAGAAATCGGTCAAGGTATGGGGTTGCTTTAACCCCAGCGCAACTGCAAGAGCAACAACGTAGTTTAAGTAGGGGGACTACGCTTGGTGGTGTTCAGTCTGTTGCAGATGCTCGTATTGCTCAAAGAGATGCAAATCAAAGATTGCTTGCTGATTTAATTAATATAGGACAAGGTGTAAATAGGACTAGCCTACAACAGTTAGGCAGTGCAGCTTCTGATGCAAATGCTAGAAAAAGGGCCTATCAGTCTGCAAGGGCGCAAGCTAAACAACAAACTATTGGCGCAGTTGGTTCATTAGGCGCAATGGCTATTATGGCCTTGGCAATTTAGAGGTAATTACTATGGCACAAAATCCAGCATCTGCATTTACTCAACTCGCTGGCATGTTCATGCAGCAAAGCGCAAATAGGCGTACTGCTGAATTACAAGAACAACAAATACAATTAGGTCGAGATAGACTTGATGAACAAAGAAGGCAATTTGACGGCCAAGAAGCTTTTCGTAACGCTAGCACTGAGGCTAAAACTGCTCTCTCAGCTGAACAAATTAGAGTAACAAACAGAGCAAACAGAGAAGATAATGCACAACAGGTTTTTAATGTTGCTAAGAACTTTGAATTTGATGGTAAAAAATACATAACTTTTGGAGAAAATGGAAAAACCATTAATTATAACGATGGTGTTCTTGCCGCTGCGCTTGAATCAGGGGATAGGACTGCAAAATCGTTAGTCGAAGGGATGTTAAATTTTCAACCAAAGAATGCAGCGCAACGAGAAGGCGGTTTTACTTTTGATAAAGTTTTTCCTGTTCAAACAGGGCCAGATGGCAAAATGTTATTTGGGGCTGGCGGTACTTATGAAGACGGAACAGATGGTGTTCTTAGTGAAAACGCAACCGCAGCTGAAACAGACCCAGGTGTATTATTAACCGCTAGTAAAATTTCTTCTCAATTTGGAACTCATATCAGGAATGAGATTATGAGTGGCACAGAATTTGGTCGAAACGTTGATCGAGAGGTTGCTGTTACTTTAAGTAATTTAGACGCAAGAACAGTTGCCCTGCAAGCAGAAAAAGACAAACTTGCAGGTGAAGTTATGACCGCAGTTGATGGCGTTGCACAAGCAAATGATGACGCTTCTTTTTCCCGTAAGTTTAAAATGGCTTACGATGCCGCAGAAACTGAAGAAGAAAGAAATGGCATTATTATGGACATGGCTGAAACGCTGGGCGTTGAAGTTGATCCCGTCCTTCAAACTGAAGCAGTTGGTGTTGATCCAGAAGAAATTGCTGGGGAACGTGGGACTTCTTCCCGTTTCCCTACTTCAGGACCCGTTGTAGGCGCAACAACTTCCTTATTTAGTACCGACCTAAGTGGTGATACTAAATTTAATAAAGGGATTAGAAGAGATAGAGCTAAAGTTAAAAGTATTGATAAAGACCTTGAAAAATTAAATCAAGAGCTATCAGGCTCTCTTACTAATAAAAATAGAGAGGCTAAAGAACAAGAAAGAAGTGATCTTTTTGCACAAAGAAATACTTTAATTAATACTGCTAACTCAAATATTTACGCTAAAACAAAAGAAGAAATTAAAACAATTAAGAAAGACATTGAACTAGCTCCTGCAAATCAAAAAGCTTCTTTGGAAGCGAGTTTAGCCGATAAAGAAAAAGAACTTTCTGGTCTTATTGACGCTGGAGTTGCTACACCTGAAATGGAAAAAGTAGCTTATAAATCGTTAGAGAAAAAAGTATTTTCAGAAGAAAATCTTGCAAAACTTAACGCAGCTGATCCAGATGCACTTCCTGAAGTTTTACGTGAAATGGATGCAAAAATAGAAGCAGGTGAATTTAATATTACAGGGGAAGAAGCGAATCAAGCTCAGAAAGTATTGGAAGAGCATGGAGTTGAAGCTACTTTAGCTAGTTTGAGATCAGCACCTCTTAAAGATCAGTTAGTTACCCGTGCGATTGTGTTAGCAGGAACAGAAAATCCAGCTGAACGTACTGCAATTCGTAAAGCAATAGATAATGTATTAGCAACGGGTGACGCGACTTTATCTACGCCTTCAGCAGTTACTGCTGCAACAAATATAGAAACAACTAAAATTAATAGAATGAATGCAGAAACTTCTGCTAAAAATGCAGATACAAATGCACAAGAAGCTAAAACTAAGTATTTAGAGACCGTAACAGATCAGTTAAGCGAGCTTTCTAAAGATGATCGAGAAGAATTTACTTCTACGCTTGATGCCTTTAATTCAACTGATCCAGATAATTTAGGTTTGTCACAAAGAATTAGTAATATTATTTCGCTATCCCCAACTGATGATAATTTCCAACGACAGGCTAGTTCTATTATAAGAGAGCTAGATCAACAGGTAGACAGGTTTGTTGTTAGAGGTAGTGGTGGTCAAATTACTGGAACAAGAAACCAAAAGGCTTTTGATTTTGTTACAAAAGAATCTGATAGGGCTGCAATGGGAGTGCTGCAGTCATTAGCAAAAGAAAATGAAGGTTTATTTGATGCAGTAACACAGGAAGATTTTTTAGCTACTTTTAATGCTTCTACACTTGGTAAAGGAGCAGGTTTTGATAGATTAAGAGCTAATTCAACTGATCCTAATAAGGTTACTGAATTTTATGTTGTTGATGGCAATGGTGAAAAAATTGGTGGCGATATAGATGTAAGAGATGATCTTAAAACGCTTCCAATGCTTAAAAATTACTTGCTGACTAGAGTAGCAATTAATAATGCAAGGGCAACAGGATCAAATGAGTGAATTTGATGATCTGATTCGTAAGGAGGCTCTTAGAACTGTTCGTCCTGAAGAACAACAGTTTGCTCCTACTCCTGTTACTGGGGTAGTAGATTCATTTACAGCAGGGGTTAGGTCTACAGCTAAACAGCTTGGTGCTGATGTTGAGTATTTCAAAGCTATTACAAATACTTTATTAGGTGATTCAGAATCAGCAGCAAGAAACATTGAACAAGCTAGAGTAGAAGAAGACCTTGCAGCTGCACCCGTTCAAACAATAGAATCTTTTTCGCAATTCGTAGACGAACCTACAGTTGGTGGGTTTTTTACCCAAATAGCAAAAGGAACAGGACAACTTTTTCCTTACGCTGTTAGCTCTATTGTTGGTGCAGGAGTTGGTGGCGTATCAGCTGCTGTTGGTAAAGGGATTTTAACATCTACTAACCGTTCTGTTGCTAAAAGGCTTTTACAAGATACAGTAGAAAAAGTTGCTAGAAATGAAGCTGATCTTGATGAACTAGAATTAGCTGAAAATGCTTATAAGTTATTTCGCCAACAACAAAAGAAAGAGACTCGTAGGGCAATAACAACAGGTGCTTTAGTTGGTGCAGGTGCTTCTGAATTTGTTCCTCTTTCTGGCAGCAATCTTTCTGAAGCTTTGGAGTCAGGTCAAGAGCTAGATAGAGGCACAGCTTTAAGGGCTGCAGGAATTGCTCTACCGCAAGCTGCCATTGGCGTAGGTGGTGAAGCTTTAGTAGCAAAATCATTATTTAATGTCGCTAAAAAAAGGTCTATTGGCGAAGATAGTTTTTTATCTCGTTTTGCGTCTGATATTGGAAAGTCTGCGTTGCGTTCTTCTACTGTTGAATCGGGAACAGAACTTGTCCAAGAAGGTATTGCTGTTGCTAATCGGTTTTCACTGGACGATGACTATACCGTAGAAGAGGCTCAGATGCGTCTTGCAGAAGCAGCTTTTATGGGTTTCTTTGGTGGGGGTTCTCTTGGTGCAGCTGGTGGAGCTTTAGCTAGTGGTGTTTCACAAGTACAAAATAATGAATTTGCTCAAAATTTAACAAAAGAAATCTTTGATAAAGCTAATGATCTAAAAGAAAAAGGGCGAGATGTTATTGTTTCTCGTGCGATTGAAGCAGAACAGTACGGGGATATGTACGCTGGTATTACTACTCCAGAGTCTCAGAAAGATATTAATGCCCAATTAGAAGCAATGACAGATCGTTCTATAGGAGGAAGCCAAAAGAACGCTGTTTGGGTAGCAGGTAAAAACCCAACACAGGGAGCTACACGGGACGGGCAAATACAAAATACAGTAATTAATGATTTTGCAACTTACACAGCCTTTGTTCCAGGCAAAGGAACAATCATAAGTCCATACAAAAACCTTGTTGAAGCTGTTATTAGAGATAATGCAAGTGACCGTTCTTTAAAAGAAGCTCTTGGTTATAGTTCAGTAAAAAGTCAAGTAACAGGTGAAGATTTAGTCGTTCAAGTATTTGATAAAGATAATAATGTTGTTTCTGAAGAAGTAACTACACAAGAAAATTTAGAAAATGCAATGGAAGCAGGAAGACGATTAGCCCCAAAAAACGGGCGGGTTGAAACTGCTACATTAACTCAAACGTTAGAAGCTAGGAATAAAAGAAGGCTTGCTGAAGAGGTTGCTGACGATCCTAATCTTGATCTTGAGGAAGAAGATAGGCGTAGGTATTCTGCTGAAGATGAACAGTATTTTAGTGAGCTTGTGGAGCAAACTAATGATCCTGAAATGGCTTTGGAGATTATAGAACGGAGAAGACTTACAAGGGTTTATGGCGCAGAAGAAGCAGGT